CACCACGACAACAACGGAAACAACAATCAACACAACCTTTACAACTGTCTCTGCCGTTAGCATCATTGATGATCTAGTTACCAATTCGCCAACATCTGTTGTCAACATGCCAACGGCGGTGACGACATTAAACGTCCCAAATCCAATTATCTGCGCCAACTTCTACGAATGGATAAGGGACTACTCAGGGCCTAAGTTTACACTAATTCATTGTGACTTTCCATACGGAAACTATAAGGGAAATGACAGCCAAGGGGCAATGAATGCCCTAGACACCGAAGATTTCTATGACAATACCGAAAGCATCTATTGGAATTTACTAGGGGCACTAACGGAGAATCTCGATAAGATCATGAGCTATAGCGCCTTCATGGTCTTCTGGTTTAATATGAATTTCTATACAAAGACTGTTGGTGAACTTCGCAAAACAGGCCTTATCGTTCATGACCATCCGCTTATTTGGCACAAGACGCCAGGGCCAGGGGGATTAGGCGTAGCGCCAGGAACAGAAGCTACGCATCCAAGAAGAACATACGACACGGCCCTAATGTGTATCCGGGGCAACAGGCCATTGGTTCGCACCATGTGTAACTCCTACTCAGCGCCGACTGTCGGCAACAAAATACATCCCTCACAAAAGTCTGAACCTATGCTCCGGTATTTTCTCCAGATGTTCGTCGATGAGACAACAACCGTTCTCGATCCTACCGTAGGTAGCGGCGCATCTCTTCGGGCCTGTGAGGACTTGGGCGCTAAGTCAGTATTGGGCCTTGAAATGGACCCGAACTACGCCTCTAGTGCCAATACCAAGACCCTCCAAGCCCGCATACTTCGCGCCGCAGGGCAAATTGTTCGCCGGGAAGATGTGGCATGACAAAAATCTACGATGTTTTTTACTACGATAAAGATCAAGAAATGATAGGCGAGGTGTTAGGTTATGAAGCTGACAGCTTGCTTACGGCATTAGCTCTTGCTGGCAAATACATGGCGAACATTCAAGGCAACGCTCATATAACAGAAGTTAATGTCGAGGAAGTAATAGAAGACAAAGACGAGGACGAAGCATGAGTATTTATCCTATATTCGATTGGCACGATCTTTGGATCGGCATATTCTGGGATGAAATAAAAGGCAGAGTTTACGTCTTCCCTATTCCATGCTTTGGGCTAGTCATAGATTACAGGAAACGAAAGACACTAACACTATGACCAAAATCATATTGGTGGGTGAAGCCCTCGGACAGAAAGAGGAACGCTTCCAACACGGCTTTGTCGGGGCAAGTGGTGTCGAGCTCGGAAGAATGCTCGGACAAGCCGGACTGGCGCCCAATTTGGACATAGATCATCCAAGCGAACTTGATATGATCCGATATTGGAAAAACCTCCGGTTGAACTACGATATCGAGATCACAAATGTATTTAACAAGCATCCGCCCGATAATAACATAGACTTGTTCTTTACCAATGCCAAAGAGGGCCTGCCAAACTTGCCCCCACTACGGGCAGGAAAATACCTTAAACCAGACCACATAGGGCACTTAGAAGCCCTGTGGAGCCTTCTGAGCGCCTCTGGGGCGCATCTTATAGTGGCCTTTGGCAACACCGCCAGTTGGGCCACATTAGGAGAGGGAAAGATCTCTACCATTCGGGGAACGGTAAAAACCTCTCCGAAACTAGGCATAAAGGTTCTTCCAACATATCACCCTGCCGCCGTGCTTCGGCAATGGAATTTGCGCCCCATAGTATTAACCGATCTAGAAAAAGCTAAACGTGAGAGTGAGTTCAAAGAAATCCGGCGCATTGAACGTTGGGTAACGGTAGAACCCACGTTGCAAGAAATCGCTGATTGGATAAATCGTCCTGCGGAATACTATGCCGTAGATATTGAGACCGATTTCCGGCGCCAAATCTCCATGATCGGCTTCGCAAGAAGCGCCAATGATGCCCTCGTTATACCTTTCATAGATCAGACAAAACCCGGTTGGAACTACTGGCAAGACCCCGAGGAGGAGCTACAAGCATGGAAACTCGCCGATAGGGCTTTGTCTCGCCCCATTCCGAAGCTATTTCAGAATGGCGTCTTTGATCTAAGTCATCTTCTTAGTGTTGGCTTTCGCCCAACAATGTGTGAAAACGACAGCATGTTACTTCATCATGCACTCTATCCCGAAATGCTCAAAGGCCTAGGCTTTCTAGGCAGCGTCTATAGTGACGAAATTGCATGGAAAACCATGCGAACAAAAGGCAATAACCTAAAGAGGGACGAATAGAATGCCAAGTTTCGTAAAAGGCCAAAGCGGCAATCCTGGTGGAAGGCCAAGAGGTTATGGAGAATTAAGAGATCTTGCCCGACAGCATACAACGGAAGCAATAGAAATCCTCCTCTTCATTGCCCGCAATGGCAAAGATGAGAAGGCCCGAGTATCAGCCGCCAATGCTCTATTAGACCGTGGTTGGGGAAAGCCCATCATGCCATTTATCTACGAACGTAGAAATAGTAACGGAATTGAACGTGAAATAGGTATATTAACATTAGATAACATTAGCGATAACTCCGGAGAATACCCCGAAGAGCCAAACCAATGACCAAGAAAGATATGAGAGCGGTGTTAGATACGCTCATTGAGGAGACCTACGGCAACATTGACCGGCAACGACAGTTGACCCTAGAAACGGTCAAGATAGTTGAGCGCCTTGAAGAACTCCGAATGGAGATGCACAACCGGAAGCCAAGAATGCGCGGTAAGGTCACGAGCGTTACGGTGACACATAAAGTAAGGCGCCATATATTGGCAATCCATGCGAGTGATCCATCACTTCCCCAACATGAAATCGCAAGAATAGTCAACGTTATGCCTGGCCGGGTCAGTGAGGTTATAGCAGGAAAGAGAACATAAGATGCCAAGAAAAAGTGAACTAGTCGAGATCAGCGGTGAGATACAAGGAGAGACTGAAAAGGCCTATCGGTTCTTCGACGGTGCTAGAACGGTTTGGTTACCAAAGTCCCAATGCGAATGGGACCAAGAGAATAAAGTAATGGTCATGGAAACGTGGTTAGCTACCGAGAAGGAATTGGTATAGTGTCAGGCACGGCAGAACCATTTGGAAGACTCTCGTTCCGAGAGGATGGCGAATGGTGGAAGGCATATTTTGCCAGAACAGAGACTATGGACGATGCCGTTTTGCTCGGCCAAATCCGAATTCAATTCATCAGCAGTATGCCAAATAGCCGCGAACGTAAACGGGAATTTATGCTCCTCATGCAAGTCGTCTTTAGCGACTTAGTTCAGGAAGCCACGGGTATTCGCCCCTCTTGGCCAGAGCCGCCGGTTCCTGCCCCCGAGCATGAGAAAGGACAAATCCCTTGCTAGTTGCTGCACACGAGTTAGATGTCAATAGCGGTTCGGAGCAGGTATATAATGCCCTAGATACGTGTTTGACCCACGAGATATTTCAAACTCTTTCAACAAATGCCAATCTCGCCCAGGCTTCGCCAGCATATAGTTTCGAGTTGGCACTCCAAGCCCCAGTTCTTGAGATGATGCTAAGGGGTTTTCGCGTAGACCCTAGTGCCCGTGAACTAGGCATCGAAGCTACGAAGAAAGACCTAGCCAGACTTGACTATATTATCAACGCCTTAGCTAATGCCGTTTGGGACAAAGACCTGAACCCCAATTCTGGCCTACAGTTAAAGAACTTCTTCTATAATCATTTGGGCATACCACAGATTAGCGAATGGGTTAAGGGCGAATTAAAGTATCCAATGAACCGGAAGTCCCTAGAAAAGATCGAGGACTATTTCCAAGCAAGACCGATAGTTGCGGCCATACTTGCCCATCGGGATCTGGAGAAACAGCTCCAAGTCCTTGAGACTGAGGTTGATCCTGATTGGCGAATGAGGACGAGCTATAACATCGGAGGAACTAAAACCGGCCGCTTCAGCAGCAGTAAGTCACCGACAGGAAGCGGTGGCAATCTACAGAACATTGCCCTCGACCTACGGCATATGTTCATCCCAGACCCAGGCTATGTGCTATGTGGCATAGACGCAGAGCAAAGTGATAGCCGCATGATCGGGTATATGTGCGGCCTCTTATTTGATGATTGGTCATACTTAGATGCTTGTGAAAGTGGCGACTTACACACCGCCGTAGCCCGCAT